CTGCAGGATGCCGTGGAGCGCGGGGACGGAAAGGCGGTTGTTGAGGCCCAGAAGTTTCTCTCTCAACTGATGATCCAGCAGGACCAGTTCCAGCGTGCTGCAGCGCAACGCCCCCAGCAAGTGCAGCCTGTTCAACAGCCAGTCCAGCAACCCGCTTACCAACAGCCTGTTTATCAGCAACCCGTTCAACAACGTGGTCCTGATCCAAAGGCCGAAAAGTGGGCCGAGGAGAATGAATGGTTTGGCGAAGACCCGGTTATGACTAACGGGGCATACGCAGTTCATGCCCAGCTAGAACAAGAAGGGTTTGACTTGTCAAGTGATGAGTATTACGATGAGCTAAATCGGAGAATCCGAAAGGAGTTTCCGCACAAGTTTCGTAAACCCCAGGTCAATACCAATGTAGACGCCCCCGGTATTGCTCCTGCAACTCGCGGCACCCCCGTGAGCCAAAATGGGCGCAGGACCATCAAACTCACACCAAGTGAAGTGGCCATGGCTAAACGAATTGGTGTCCCCCTGGAAGAGTACGCTAAGTACGTAAGGAGATAAACATGACTGATCAAGTAAAAATTGACCGCACAACTCGTGCTTCTGCAACCCGTGAAAAGACGGAGCGCAAAAAGTCGTGGGTACGTCCTTCGGACCTAGATGCACCTCCCGCACCTCCTGGATTTCGCCATCGTTGGATTAGGACGCAGGCTGGTGGTACAGATGACAGCAAGAACGTAGCAGGAAAACTCCGTGAGGGGTATGAACTGGTTCGTGCTGAAGAGTACCCTGACTTTGTGACCCCATCGATTCAAAGCGGCATTCATGCTGGCGTCATTGGCGTTGGCGATGTCATGCTGGCAAGAATTCCTGATGAGATAGCGGAGGAACGCCAAGCGCATTACAACCAGCGGGCAAGTGATCAAATTACGGCTGTAGATAACGATTTGATGAAAGCTAATGCTCACGACACGATGCGAGTAGTCAAGCCGGATAGACAGTCGAGAGTTACCTTTGGTGGCCCTCGTAAGGCCGAAGACTAATTTTTTGTAAGGAAGATTCAAATGGCTAACGTTAATAAGCCTTTTGGTTTTCGTCCTGTCGGAAAAACTGGCAGTAACTACGATAACCAAGGTCTAACGCAGTACAAGATCTCCAATAACTACGGCACCGCTATTTATCAGGGCGATTCCGTTAAGTTATCCGGAGGATATTTGGCAATTGCCACAACCGGCGCCGCTATTGTAGGCGTTTTCCAGGGTTGTTATTATGTCGATCCCACGACCGGCAAGCCCACCTGGAAAAACTACTATCCCGGTAGCATTGTCCAGGATGGTATTGTTGCTCTGGTCAACGACGATCCTAACGCTCAGTTTGTAGTGCAGTGCTCCGGCATTGCTGCTGCTACTTGTGTTGGTCGTAACGCTGATCTGGATACTGCTGTAGCTGGAAGTTCTACGACTGGTCAATCTGGCCAGCAAGTTGGCGTTCCTGCTACTAGCAATTCAACCTATCCGTGGAAAGTTGTTGGCGTGTATGAAGATAGCGAAGACAATGACGTCACCGCTGCTTACGCTAACCTCATTGTTATCCCGAATAACCACCTGTACAAGGGTGGCACGGGTACTGCAGGAGTCTAATCATGGCAATTACACGTGCACAACTAGTACGCGAGCTTGAGCCTGGCCTCAATGCTCTTTTTGGTCTGGAGTATCAGAACTACGAAAACGAACACGCTCAGATTTATGACATCGAGACGTCTGATCGTGCTTTCGAGGAAGAAGTTATGCTCTCCGGTTTTGGTAACGCTCCGGTTAAAGCTGAAGGCGCTGGTGTTGCTTATGACAACGCGCAAGAAGTTTATGCCGCTCGTTACACCCACGAAACCATTGCACTGGCATTCGCTCTGACCGAGGAAGCCGTAGAGGACAACCTCTATGACAAACTCGCAGCGCGTTATACCCGCGCTCTGGCCCGTTCGATGGCTCAAACCAAGCAAATCAAGGCTGCTTCCGTTCTGAACGGCGCCTTCACCACCTCCACTGGTGGCGATGGCAAGCCCCTTTGCGCTACGGATCACCCCACTCTGTCGGGTCCGGATCTTAAGAACGAGTTGACCACCCCGGCCGACCTGTCTGAGACCTCCCTGGAGCAGGCCCTGATCGACATCGCTGCGTTCACCGATGAGCGTGGCCTGAAGATCTCGATCCAAGGTTTGAAGCTGATCATCCCGAAGGAACTCCAGTTCACGGCTGACCGCATCATGAAGTCCACCCTGCGTGTTGCAACTGCAGACAACGACATCAACGCGATCAAGAACATGGGCATGATTCCCCAGGGTTACACCGTTAACCACTTCCTGACCGACCCGGACGCTTGGTTCATCAAGACCGACGCTCCTAACGGCATGAAGATGTTCCAGCGTGTGGCGATCAAGACTGGTTTTGAAGGCGACTTCGACACCGGCAACGTTCGTTACAAGGCTCGTGAGCGTTACAGCTTTGGATTCTCGGATCCGCGCGGCATTTTCGGTTCTCCCGGAACGCCGTAATGTAGGAAAAACAGGGGGTTGCAAGGCCCCCTGTTTGCTTTAAAATCATTTGGACTAGGATTTTTACCTGTACTAACTGACCTAGCAGACTTTGTAGAGATAGTACGGGGAGTGCTACAACACGAAAGGAGCCTTAAATGGCCGTTCATTTTACAGGTCCAGTTTTATACACTGGCAAAAACTCTCCCGGCGCTTGGTGGACTAATCAACCCGTCGGAAACAATACTGACTACGTTACCTACATGGACGATTTCACAGGGGTTGCCCTTGATACGACCAATGATTGGACGGTAGTTAAAGATACTGGTGCCACTGTTGCAATTGGTGCAGACACGCTTAATGGCGTTGTTCTGATCACATCTGCTGCTACGACTGACAATGACGGTGGTTCAATTCAGGGCAATGAAATTTTTAAGGTTCAGTCAGATAAAAGCATTTGGTTTGAAACCAAACTAAAGTGTAATGATGCTGACCAGACCGACATTTGTGTTGGCCTGACAGTGAATTTTGCTACCAATCCTGAGAATATGTTGACTGCTGCAGATCGTATTGTTTTTCAGGTGGACGACGGCAATGCTTCTATTCTTTGCAAAACAGAGAAAAACGGCACCGAAACCTCGACTGATTCCGATATTGACCTAGCAGATGACACCTATGTTACCCTTGGTTTTTGGGCAAACAGCACGGGTGAAGTTCAGTTTTTTGTTAACCGCAATCTGGTCGCTACTCATACGACCAACATCGTGGACGACGAAGAACTTACCGTAGCTGCAATGTCTTTGAGTGGAAGCGCCACTGGTACTCGGGAAACAACTATCGATTATCTGTTCTGCGCCGCTGACCGTTAATAGGAGGCTGCTATGAGTTCAAGCAACCTAAGCGCGGTTACTAAAACCTCAGACGATGATGCCATTGCTGGTAGAACACGTGTAATAGGTATTTATTACACGTGTAACAACACTGCCTCTTCTTTTTCTCTGAAAAATGGAAGCACCTCTGCTGGAACAGCTTTGGTGACAATTAATACCCCAGGAGCTGCTGGAGCATATGATCTTATTATTCCAGATATGGGTATTTTGTTTGACTCTGGGGTTTTCATTGATTTTAATGATGCAAACGTCACTAGCGTCACTTTAATTTTTTACGGCGGGGCGGCTGCATAATGGCTAAGTCCAATGGAATGGGGATTAAAACTTCAGTCAAGTCGGGCAACTTTCGCCCGACGAAGGCTGGAGCAGGCATGACGAAAAAAGGCGTTGCCGCTTATCGTCGGGCTAATCCTGGTTCCAAACTTCAAACTGCAGTTACGGAGGACAGCCCGTCACCCGCGCGTGCGAAGCGACGCAAGTCGTTTTGCGCTCGTTCTGCGGGTCAAATGAAGAAATTTCCTGAGGCTGCCAAAGATCCAAATAGTCGAATTCGACAAGCACGTAGACGATGGAAGTGTTAGACATGAGCGTCGAACGAGAACTTGCAACTCATTCTGTGGAAATTCGTCACATCCAAGACGATATGGATAAGATGATGAAGGACATGGAAGAGATTAAAAAGTCTTTGGCCGATATCAATAAAACTCTGTCAGAGGCGAAAGGCGGCTGGAAAACCCTGATGTGGGTGGCCGGAGCATCGAGTGCGGTGACTGGTTTTTTTATCGGTTTGTATACCTTTTTCAGCGGGAGATAGCTTTATGGCAACTAAGCCGGGCCTTTATGCAAATATCTGGGCCAAAAGAAAAAGAATTGCTGCTGGTTCTGGGGAAAAAATGCGTAAGGCAGGGAGCAAAGGTGCTCCTACTGCAAAAGCTTTTAGACAATCTGCCAAAACGGCAAGAAAGGGTAAGAAATGAAAAAGAAGGCAATGGGTGGAATGATGGACAAAGAAGGCCGGGCATTAAAGCGTAAGACCGCTGATGCTAAAGGTCGTGCTATGAAAGCAATGAAAGCTCCCGCCATGCCCATGGGCATGAAAAAGGGCGGTTATGCCAAGAAAATGAAGAAAGGAAAATAATCATGGCCGGTAAAGGAATGGGTTGTGCCACCCGTGGTGGTGGGGCAGTTGAATCTGGTCCCAAAAATAAAATGATTTCTACCCCCAGCAAAAAGACTACTCCCCTGATGATGTCTAAAGGCGGCGCTATAAACCAGCATAAGCGTATGGCCATGGGCATGATGGGTGGTGGAATGGTTAAGGGTTATAAAAAAGGCGGAATGTGCTAAATGACCACTTCTGGTACCACAACATTTAATCTTTCAATCGACGAGCTAGTTGAAGAAGCATTTGAAAGATGCGGCATGGAGATGACTACTGGTCATCACCTTAAAACCGCTCGTCGGTCGCTTAATCTGATGTTTTTGGATTGGGCCAATCGAGGATTAAATTTGTGGACCATTGAAGAGGCATATCACACATTTACCGTAGATACGCAGTCCATTACTTTGCCTACGGACACTGTTCAAGTTCTAACGGCTGTAATACGTGACTTCACGCAAAGTCCGTACGTGGACATTACGATAGATCCGATAACCAGGGCGGAGTATTTGGACGTGCCGGATAAACAAACTTTGGCTCGACCTGCTCAATATTATGTGCAACGCACAAATACGCCAGAAGTGTTTTTCTATCCGAAGGCGCCCGGTAATAGCAATTACCAGTTCCGTTACTATCGTATCCGCCGAATTCAAGATGCCGGAGATTACACCAACACAACGGACGTAAACTTTCGTTTTCTCCCTTGTTTGGTTGCGGGACTTGCTTACTACCTTTCCTTAAAATTTAAGCCAGATCGAACTGCCGCATTAAAGGCTATTTACGAAGAAGAGTGGGCTCGTGCCGCAGCAGAGGATCGCGAGACCGCTCGTATAAGCTTCGTACCTCAATTGGAGGGGTGATGTGGCCTTTGCACAAGGAAAGTACTCTTACGGCCTATGCGATTACTGCGGACAACGTTATCCCTATAACGTCCTGCAAAAAAACTGGCAGGGATTCAAAGTCTGCCCAGAAGACTACGAGCCAAAAGAACCCCAGCTTGAACCACTTAAGTTCAAAGGGGACGCTATTGCTTTATATGAACCTCGCCCAGATCGGGTGGAACCAGTTACTGTATATGTGGGTTCACCTGGCGACTCAGCCTTTCAAAGCCTTGGAAGCGCTAATGGAGGAACAAATATGCAACCATACCCAGAACAGGGAGATATCCTTGGGGTGGGCGGCATTGGAACCGTTACGGTGGTCACATCATGACTTACGATGAATTAGTAACAAATATCCGTAATTACACTGAGGTAGACGCAAATGTGTTTACTAATTCAGTTATTAATACTTTCATCTTGATGACGGAGAACAGGATTCTTCGTGATATTGACTTAGATGTATTTAAACTTGAAGTTCAAGGAAACGTAACTTCGGGCAATAAGTTTCTTACAGCTCCAAACGATATTTTGACCCACCGATACATGATGCTGACATCTGCCGGTGGGGAACAGATTTTTTTAGAGTTTAGAGACACTTCGTTCATGAAAGAATATTGGCCTGATGGAACGGAGACAGGTGTACCTAAATATTATTCGGTGTGGGACCAAAATACGTTTTACATAGCCCCAACACCTTCTTCCTCTTATTCGGTAGAGCTTGGTTATATTTATAAACCGGCTCAGTTGTCGTCTACTAACCCAACAACCTGGGTCAGTATTAATGCCCCCGAAGCATTGCTTTATGGTTGTCTTGTCCAGGCCTACAGCTATACAAAGGGGCCTCCAGACATGATTTCTTACTTTAATAATTCGTACAAAGAAGCAATTCAAGGTCTTGGAATCGAGCAACAAGGCCGTCGTCGTCGTGACGAATATCGTGATGGTATGGCTCGCATTTACTTGAAATCAGAAAGTCCAGGTCCATGACCCATGTCCCAAATCTTGAGGGAAAACGTATTGCAATAGTGGCCATGGGCAAGTCCCATGGCCAGTTCATATTGGCAAAAACCCATTCGACCCATTTTGACGAGGTCTGGGCGATTAATTCCATGGCGGGAGTCATTTTCCATGACCGGGTTTTTATGATGGATCCGGCCAGTCGGTTTTTGGATTCCGATGACGCGGGCACCCAGACGGGCATCATGGCCAAGGTCCTGAAGGAGCATAAGGGCCCGATTTATACCTGTGAACTAGATGAACGCTGCCCGGGGCTAGTTGAGTTTCCCCTGGAAGACGTTATGAATGCATGCCAGACGGGGTACTTCAATAATACGGTGGCCTATGCCATCGGTTTTGCGATTGCAGCAAAAGTGGCGGAAATCCACCTTTATGGGATTGATTTTTCGTATAAAGGGTATGTTCATTTTGCCGAAGCAGGACGGGCCAACTGCGAATTCCTGCTTTCTATCGCCATTTCCCGTGGCATAAGGGTTGGAA